AACACCACTTTTACCAAGCTGCCACACTACATCAATAAGAGTTGTCTCCACCCCCTCTGCCTGTTCTTTCAGAGCAAAGGCACCTCGGGGGTGTTTAGAAGTATAACCCAGGCGCTCAAATTCAACTGAGTCTTTCAACCTGTAGACCACGCCATCCGTTGGGTAACGTGAACAGTCAAAAGTTGTAACTTCTCTCAAACCCATCATTCTAAGAACAGTCATAGACCCTTCATAGTGAGAGGCTTGTCGAGGCAACGCATCATAGGCAACAAAGACGAGAGGCCGAGTAGAAAACTCAGTCAAACTCTTTAAGCCTAAAGCACCTGCCGCAAAGTTACGAGCGTTGGGTATTTCTCTAGGGGCAACAACTTCCCCTGTTACCTGAATCAATCCAGTATTTCTAATCTCCGTAGGGACTAGCATACGCATTTTATCAGTGATGTCTCTACCTTGAATACCATCCCCACGAGTGAGGGCGAGTTCAAGGTTGCCGTCTACATACAGCAAAGAGACTGCTGCTCCATCCAATTTAGGACTAGCGACACAAGAGTTTACGTCAAGAGGAGCTTTAGTAATATCGAAACACTTCTGTAAGGAGTACATCTGGTACACGTGCGAAATCGCATCTGTAACAACGTAGCCCACTTTACTGTAGTTGTGTTTGTCAGCTAAGAGGTCAAACTCTGCATCAGAGATAGCAGGAGTACCCTCGTAGTACAACTCGCTCATTTTGTCTAAAAACTTTCGCATATACTTTTCCTAAATTTGAAAAGATATTATACGGAACTTTAGGAAGATTGTCAAGAACTATTTATATAGATCGTCTATTAAATCTGAAAAATGTTCTTGTATTAACTCTTTTGATTCTGCCAGAGACAGTATCTCCGTTAAGCCTATAAAAAGCTCTCTAGAATTAGTTAAGTCTAAGGGCATTGCTACTCCCTCAGGCGTGGGTTTCCACTCTTCATCAAAGTCCATATAATACTTTCGTAGATGTATATATTCTACACCTCGAAAAGTATTGATAGTAAGCCTTACCTGTATTTCCTTAACCTTATCATAGTGAATGACACGAGAGTATGCTTCCGGGGCTTGATGTAGTTCCATTATATCCTCTCATTCTTAAGAATTGAAGACAAAGGTACTACACTAGACACGTTTGCAGGCCTAAGTAGACGATATGAGTCAGTATCCCAGCAAAAGAACAGTAGGGTTTCTTCAGTCTCTTTTGCCCTATTCTTCTTCTTTTGAATATAGGGAGTAGAAAAATCCAAAGTACAAACATTATACTTTAGTTTTTTGGAGTGTTCACTGCGGTAAGTAATAACAGCGTCTCCATAGTTGTGCACTAATTGTGCCAGTTCTTGCTTTTTCACTATAGCTCCTTGGTAGTATTTCAGCAATCTTTATTGTGAATCTACATACTGCAAGGTGGTTTCTATAGATACAAAAATACCCCGCTAGAAAAAGATCTAGCGGGGTAAGTACTTACGCTTCGTTAATTTTAGTAATTATAGAAGTAAAGTATTGCGAGGCTTTACCAGTCAACTTGGAGATAATCTCTTCGTCAACATCCTGGCCTGCATCACCCAAAGCCGCAATGAGAGCTTCCGCTGCTGCTGCTTTAGAGACACGAGTACCGCCTCCTCCTGTAGTTGTATTGCCGCTAGATTTAGCAGCAGGGGTTTTCTTAACATAAACGCCAGCTTTGGTTAAGATCATACGAACACCGTTAGGTGACTCGTCTAATTCGTCTGCAATATCTTTTACAATCTCCATGCTGGTCTCTGGAGTTGGTTCTGCTTCTTCGTACATTGTTACTGCTTGTGCTTTTTTGTCGTCATCCCAAGCCATTTTTCGTTTCCTTTTTGGTTTAGTGTTTTTAAGTCCAGGTGCAAAACCTGTTGCTTCTAGTTGTTGCATGTAAAATCGGTCGCCCATTTGCTTCCTCTCATATTTGAAAAACTATTATGCCAAAATATAAGCAAGATGTCAAGAAATATTTTTTATATCCTCTCCAAATTTATCCCATATTTTTCCAAATGAGTCAGTTTTCCTAGTTCATATGCCGGAGCATACGCATTAAAACCTCCAGATTGTACACTTGAAAAGTAAGTATCTTCACTGTCTACTTTTTGTACTACATAAATACCGTAGCAAGGACAGCCATACTTACTTTCGTAGTCTACGTGTGCCATACCTTTTTTACCTGCGATGTATTCAGCGGTGAGACATTCTTTTACTACTACAGTACTATGATACTGTGCAGACCATGCAATCTCTCCCTCTTTGAAGTTTTCAGCCACACACTCATCTGGAAAGTAGTGGGTAGTCAGTCTTTCTTCTTTGTTGCTCGGTCGTGACGGGACTCCAACTCTTTCAAGAATAGATCGTACAAAGGATGGACTTCTGAAGAGCCGCTTTGAGATATCTGAAATAGTATCTCCTCCGAGGAAGCTCGAGCACGCTTCAGCGATCTCTTGAGTAGACGCTGGACGGCCTCGCAAACCCGCTTTACGCTTTTTGGTATACTCTTTTCTTTCGTCATATTCTTCAATAATCTTTTGTAGGCGTGTTGTGTTATACGAGATATTTAAAATATCACACGCCTCTTTTTTGGTTATAGGCTTTTCACTAGCGGAGCCAGGGTTGAGGAGCGCCTTCACTTTCTCGATGTTCTTCGCTGTCAGGTTCTCGTGATCCTTCTTCTTCACATTCTTTCGCATATTCTAGCTCCAATAATAGTTCGCAATAATGTATAATCTTTTTTATGTCCTCGGCACCATTCTTATTTCGATGTCGAGTTGCATACTTAATAATGTTACCTTCGATATACCCTAGCTGATTCGCATGGATATACTCTAGTGGTTGTATAGGCAGATCATAGTGTGAGCCGCCTTCTTGCTTATCCAATGGATTAGTCATGTATGAAATCCTTGATCATCGGAAAGAACGGTTCGATAATATGCCCACACTGACGAGCAATTTCTAGATGTTCTTTCTGAGTTCCTGGGGTTGTACGCACATCAACGTAATGTATCCATGAGCGTAACGTACCTGCCATATAAAGTCTACTCTTTGTTAAACCTTCTGGTAGTACTGCTCGAGCTTGTTCCTTTGCAATACCTACTCCGAGTGCCCATTTGTATACTCCATCTGCAACATCCATAACACGCTTCTGTTGTTGAATCCAGTGCTTGTTCAGAAGCTCGTCTTCAGTTTCTACACTATTCTGGCGGTTGGTTTCATCCTGTAAGCGAGCTTCTCGTAGCTCGTAAGGAAAGCCCATCGCCGCAGGGTCGGCGTACCGTTGGCTAAACTCTTGAAAAGCAAAGCTGCGGTGACGCACTATCTGATGTGCGATATCACGAGTAGTATCAATCTCTAGCGTAAGAGATGCCATTTCAAACGGACTCCAGTGCTTATGTTTGATTAGATACTTTACTAACTTCTCAGAAGTTTTCTGATTATTCTGGTTTGCTGGGTTAGATACCCTAGCCATCATAGCGATCTCTTCAATAAGATTATCGTGTGATGATGATATAAGTCGTACTGTCATTTTAGCTCCTGCTTATTCTGTTATCATAGTCGGCTAGTTCTTCGTCCCACCAATGTGGTTTTTCTCTATGTTTCCACTCCGCGAACGTAGCTTTGTCGAGCATATAAAAATTGCGATAAGACTGTATAGGATTATCATAATCTTTTAGCTCCTCTGTCATTGCCAAGGCAAATGTAGTGAAACCGTGGTCTTCCATGTTCTTAGGTTCTGGCAATGCTTTTAACATTGCAAGACTCTTGTGATCGCTACCGTATCTGTAATGTGCTTCGCTACCAAGAGCAAAGGCATAACAATTTGTCCAGAAATAATTCTCCAACGAAGAGCGCACCCAGATACAACTAGGATGATTCTGCATGGTGGGCAAGTAAGGAAAGAGGCGATCTTCCATAGGAACATCTTTCCACTTCTTACGAGTTTCCTGAAGAACTTTGTTCTCTTCTTTAGTGATAGCACGCGGTACAAATCCGAACAGATGATCTATCCAGAGGTTTGTATTGATAAGCTGCGCTGCTTCGAGTATCATCTTGTTAACGTGTTTGTCAACATGATACTCTGCACACTTGTCGAGATCTTCGTCTAAATAAAATAAATTGATGGTAGTCTCCTAAATTTGAATAAGTATTATACTAAAGTTCGAGAGGGGTGTCAAGAACTATTTTATTTGCGCTTATCCTTTAGGTCACGTATTGCTGTCTTAATCGCATCTTCGGCAAGAACCGAACAATGAATCTTAACGGGAGGAAGAGCTAACTCAGAGGCTAGATCAGTATTTTTAATCTTATACGCTTCGTCCATGTGTTGCCCTTTTACCCACTCTGTCAAAAGTGAGGAAGAGGCTATGGCTGATCCGCACCCGTAGGTCTTGAACTTTGCATCTGTGATGATGTCATTGTCATCTACAAGAATCTGTAAACGCATTACATCTCCACACGCTGGAGCACCTACCATACCCGTACCGACGTTCGGAGCACCCGCATCGAGTTTACCTACATTGCGTGGGTTCTCGTAGTGATCCATAACTTTATCACTGTACGCCATCTTCCGGCTCCTTTACTTTAGTTGTGACTTCTTTGTAGTAAATAACTACATCGCCCAACTGAGTAATATATCTTTTGATTTCTTGAGTATTGTAACTCATAAGTTCATAATCTGCAACTGACATGGCAACAAACACAAGGTCTCCCCCGTGCTTCTTCTTTATGTCTGCTACGAAACGGTCGAAGTAGGTATAGCCTTCTGGATATAAGTCTTCTTTTCCTAGCTTACAGTCGCGTTCTTTTGTTTCAGGGTCTTTCTTACACTCTTCTATAATCTTAGCATCAGATACAACATACCACTTCGGCTCTTTGAGATTCAAAGATCGGGGCATTGTTGGATGTATAACATCTATGGGTACAGGCTTCGTTATAATCTCTACTTCACGAGGAGGTAAAGGTTTAGGGATAAGAAGGCTGCAGCCACTAGTCAATATCAGGATTGCTGATAGACTTGCTAACGTCTTCAATTGCATCAAACACCTCCTTTGTAGCTCTGTTGGCTCTAAGTTGTATACTGCCAGGTCTAGCACTTGCTATCTTGGCGAGATTGTGTCTGCGAAAGATGTCGAGATACTCTGACATTTGTTCTTCTGCACGTTGATTTCTAACTTGTAAGCCTCCGAGGGCTTTAGTTGTAGTCTCAAGGTTCTCTTGAATTGCAGCGATTGCTGCTTTTTGTTCTTGGTCTCGCAAATCTTGTGCGAGTATTACTGCTGTTTGCTCTTCTAATTTATTTTTCATAGGTACTATAGCGGTCTGGTAGTAGAGGTAGCCCCCGACTCCCATCGCCGCTATAATTCCAATCAAAATTTTAGACATTTTCCATTCTTACCATAAGCCGTTCAGCTCTGTTGCCTACTTGCTTATGCCACTTAGAGTCTCTTCCTTCAATACCAGCCTTTGCCCAGTCTCCTGCGTCAACTGCCTTCTTGAAGTTTTTAAAGCCGCTAAGTCGGGGACGTCCAAGATTAAACATCATATTGACGAGTATCTCTTGAACTTCCCCTGGGTAGTCGTCCCACAAGTCATAAAGAACTTTGCACTCAGAAATAGAAATATCTAAGTCCTTTTGGAAAGCCTCTGTTACTCTCTCTTCGCTTACGGCAGTGCCGATGTCGCATCCGTGCTCTGGATCTGTGTCCAACACTAGATGTCCTATACCGAAGGTGGCATATCCTAAGTGGTCTAAGTAAACTTTATACTCTACACCCTCATCTATCTCTAACTGTTTTTGTACTTGTTCTCTATTCATGTGAATCTCCTAGATTACATTCCTGCGCTGGCGCTTATGCTTATAATAAAAAAGGGCAAGGCTAAACAACTTAACATTGTAACCACTCCACAAAATATGCAAGCGGCCTCTTCTCGTTTTTTCACTAACTTTTCTCCATTTAACTCGGGCTACGTAGCCCATACTTAGGCTACTTAAGGCGAGCCTATACTACCTCTCTTGGAATATTTCGTGCAACCTCTAAGATATCTTCATTTTCTGCAATCTCTTTCATCTCTGAAAGAAGTGCTTCCATAATATCAGGATGTTCTCCAATACCTGCTGGATTAGTTAGATAGACTTCCACGTTTGCCTTGTGGTAAGCAATCTTACCTTCTACGTGTGCAATGGTTGCTTCAATTAGCCTTTCTCTCAATTTCATTAAACACTTACTCCACGTCGTACAAGCTCGTTTCGGAACTTCTGCTTGTGCTTTGGCTGAGTATTGCTATTCTCTAGGGCGTCAACGATCTGTTGGGTTGGCGTATTTTTTAAGTAGTAGTGAACAGTTTTCATCTTTCGAGATTGACGATCTACTACTACTTTTACTGATTCTTTAAACTTTGCTGGCATTTTCTTGTTCCTTTTGTCGTTCGTAATCTAATTTAAGTTCTTTAAATACTTTTGTTGCTACGTCTTTACTATGCGTGATGAGAAAGAGTCTTCTGCTATCTTGTACTCTGTACACTATTTTATCTCCTTCGTCTCTGCTTTCTACTATCAGTAGCTTATTCTTCATCTAGTTCTAGCATCCCATTATCTACGAGATGTTCTATTGTTGTTTCGATCCCTTCCTGTTTTCCAAGAGCGTGACAAGTAAGTCCACACCCTATAACTACGAATACAAAAATGGCATACTCTAACATAAATTTCTCCGTTTCTTGGATTGGTTTCTCCACTTCAGAATAATTATTATACGCAGAAATCAGTAATAAGTCAAGAACTATCTTACTTTTCCCATATATTTTTTATTTATTTTATGGGTGAATTATACTGAAAAAATCACCAAAAGTCAAGAAAAATTTTTGAGCGACCCCAAAAAAATTTCTTGACAAAGCAACCGCTTTTCAGTATAATACTTCCATGAAAAAATATAAAAAGAGACCGTGGACTACCGACGAGAGAAGAATACTTGCCTCTCACTATTATCACCTCGACATGGAGGAGATGGTTAGGCTATTGCCTGGCAGAACCGTGCAGTCTATTCGGAATCAAGTATCTTACATTCGTAAGAGAGGCTATAGGTTTAAAACAGAATGAGAGTTAAGGTTAAAAACGGTAATGTTGACAGCGCACTACGTCTATTCAAGCGTAAGATTGCAGAAAGCAATGTACTCTTTGACTATAGAGAAAAAGAATATCACGAGAAGCGCACTACAAAGAGACAAAAGAAGAAAGCTGCAGCAAAAGTCCGAGAAAGAAAGAGACAAGAAAAGCAGGCACAGAATCCTTTTGGCTTGAAATAAGTCTTGACAACTTGCTGAATAAGGCGTATAATAGTTTCATGAATTGGAGAAATTATATGATAAAAGTAACAACCGAAGACAGAAACTTACCTGAGTTCGATACGTTCATTGACGAATGCATCGTTGCACTCTTTCCCGATGGTGTCAATTATGATATCAATATTCGCTATGCTAAATTTATCGAGGACACTGGTCTCTACGGAGGTCTGTGCACTGGCGATCAAGAGTCATCGACTATTAATATTGCGACTCATTGGAAGTACGAGGACGGCGAAATCATTGCGTATGAGCCACACGAAATGGCAGGTACACTTGCTCATGAACTTACTCATGCGAAACAATTTTGTAAAAACCAAATCAACATGGTAGACCATGTATGGAGACATAATGGTGTTCACATTGACTGTGAAGACGTAGACTACATGGAGGCTCCGTGGGAAGTGGAAGCATATGAGTATGAGAAAATACTCGTAGATTTATTATGGGAGAATGTATGATGGAATATATTATAGCAGGCATGGCGGTTAGCGTTTTTATGGTTGCCCTTGCAGGAGCTTACTTGACAGTTCGAGACAAGCAAGCGCAGTGGGAAGCTGACCAGGACTACAGACAAATGCAAGAATCCATTAAAAGAGCAAAGAAAGATGATTAATACAAGAATGACTCCACAAGAGATAGACGACTACAAGAGAAAGTGGAGAATGGGTTCTTACTTTCAACACCATACGCATACTGATCTAAGAAATGATTGTGTCGAGTGGTGTAAAGAAAATTGTGAAAAACAAGAATGGGATATCAAGTACTTTACTGATATCTATGGAGATACAATAAGATTTGAATTCGAGTCTCATTTTAATGAGTTCGGAGAATGGTATAAGACGAGGTGGTAGGTGAAACAACTGTGGACAATTTGGAAGCACGCCCTTGGCTCCTTCGATGAGGAGGACGGGTATGATCCAAAGAATGAGAACTGGGTAGCTGCTATAAGAACTATACTAGTGTTATCTAATTTATTATGTGTTTATGTTATTATGTGGAACATTATTAGGAGCTGGTAATATGATAGAAGGAATCTCGACAAGAATGTCCTTTCCGTACAAGACACCAAATATACAGTACGACCAAACAACTGTTAAGGCCGTGGTAAGAGTTAACGGAGACACTCAACAAAGTATTACTTATACCTATGACAACAAAGGATATTTAGTACAATCAATTGTACGAAGTCATCTCATAGGTGAAGTATGAAAAAAGGTAGAGATACGCCTCTGAAAGGAGGGGATGAATATGATGCACTTACTAAAGCTCGCAAGTATTATAACTTTGGTAGAAAAGCATTGAAAGTAATCAAGCGTCGTTATAATAAACGCGTACGTAGGAGGGCCAAAGATGAAACTAAGGACTTGGGGTAGAATGAGAAAGTTATGGAGACTGTGGGCGAAGAGCCTTGGAGAGAAGGTCGGAGAGACTGATGCACAGGCAGATACAATCGCCTTAATTAGAACCACTTGGTGGTTTACTCATATGGCTACTTGTATTGCAATTATACTCAATGCGATAGCCAATCACGGATGGGGATTAGTAGGATGGTAGGACCGAGCACACAATTTTTAGATCTAGAAACACTTAATCACGCATTAGATCTTTGTGAGAATATTCTTAACGAAGAAGATTATACCTATGACGAAGAGAACAATCAGATTCATTTTTCTGATAAAGACGCAGAGTATAGATTTTCTGTCTCTTGGAGCATTCGATCATGGTAGCAGCCCCTTCTTGGAAACGATCACCTCTAAAGATGCGCGACACAGTATTAATGATTATGCCTCCAGAAGGCAAAAAGTATGGTTTTCCTGTTACTTGTCCACCAAACTGGGCAATGTGGGACTGGAAATATCAAAACGAGTGGTTGGTTAGCAAAGGCTATCCTGAATCACTCATAACGAAAAACTTCTATATTAGATTAGTACATATAGAAAGAGAGTAACAAGGAAGAAGAATGAACATAGTATTTTGGGCCATGTTAATTGCTGGCACTATTGGAGCAATAGAAAATACAAAGAAAGTAAATGCATTATGCAAAAAGGAGGTCGAGGAAGGCATTTCTGAGACCGTTAAAGAATGTAAACAGTATTATTTTGATACAAGAATTAAAAAAGGATGGTAAAATGACAGTTTATTGTGCTCGCCATGAGCGAGATGATTATGAAGATCAACGATTTTATCGTAGTCTTCCAACTCACGCACCCTCAGTGGTGTTTCATACGCGTGTGCCTGTAGATCTCTCTGATGGGACTCAGGAATTTGTGTGGAAAACCGTAAGCACCTGGGATCTCTTTGCTCACAGCAGAGTCTTAGTATTCTCACTGCCAGGAGCTTTCACTCCTACTTGCTCTACTTATCAGCTTCCAGACTTTGAGCGTCTTGCTCCAGAGTTTTTAAACGAACATGGGTTTTGTGCAATTTATTGCGTATCTGTGAACGACTCTTTCGTAATGAATAAGTGGGCACAAGAAAACAAATTAGAGAACATTGAAGTAATTCCTGATGGTTCTCATAAATTTACAGACGGTATGAATATGCTTGTAGACAAAGACAACTTGGGCTTTGGTCCTCGGTCTTGGAGATATGCTTGTGTCATCGACAACGGTGAGATTACCGATTGGTTCATTGAAGAAGGTAAGGAAGATAACTGTGAAGAAGATCCATATCACTACACATCTCCTGAATTTATACTTGCGAGTTTATGAACCGTGTAATGGAGAGGGCGAAGGCCCTCCGACGCGCTCGTGATAGAGCAAAGAATCCAGAGTTTAAAGAGTTATGGAACAGAAAATTAATAGAGCTCCTAAGTCTCCATGTGTAGGAACGTGTTTCTATGACACTTCAGGTACTTACTGTATCGGATGTAAACGCACACCCGCAGAGATTACGGACTGGTTCACAATGAATAACGAACAAAAGCTAGAAGTATTGGAGAGAATACATGAGCAAAGGTGATAAGGACAGAACTACTAACAAGAAAGCGTATGATGATAACTATGATCGTATCTTTCGTAATGCCAAGACAGCCCAACTACAGGTTACAGAGCTGAACTGGGACGGTGATTTGGAAGACGAAGAGGTAGAGGAGTGCTATCACGGAATCGAAGGAGATACTCGTAACCCCGAGGACTACTACAAGAACATTGAAGTGGTCACTCTTCCGAAGCAACACATGATCTCTCGATTATTGAAAAAGCTGAACAAGAAGTATCCTAGTACCCTAGAGGCACTGAAAGATAAGTCTTGACAAAGAACTGATTGTTGCGTATAATAAACGCATAAATTGATTAAAACAGGAAATAAAAAATGAGCAGTACACAGATTACAAATTTTGAAAAGGTTGGTGACTTTATGGAGGCCTTCGGTCAAGAAGTTCTTTATATCCCCACTATGCCCGACTTTAACCTCTCGGCATTACGCCTTGACCTAATTGAAGAAGAAGTACAGGAGTTAAGAGATGGATTGGCTAATAAAAGTATGCTTGAAATTGCGGATGCACTTACAGATATTCTCTATGTTGTCTACGGAGCAGGTCATGCTTTTGGGCTTGATCTCGATGATTGCTTTCACGAAGTTCACAGCAGTAATATGACTAAGCTAGGTGCGGA